TCTATGGAATGACGCAGTTTATTTATCCGTACATTGCAGACAACTATTCAGATTTAGAATTTGACTTGGACAAGATTCGAATTGCGACACTTGACATTGAGGTTGAGTGTGAAAACGGTTTCCCTAATCCTCTAGAAGCAGTAGAACGAGTGAACGCCATTACTCTTAAGTATGACAATATGTATACTGTTCTTGGTTTGGGGGATTGGGAGAATACTAATGAGTCTTTATCACATCTCAATATCAAGTATTACAAATGTACCAGTGAGATTGAACTTCTTAAATCTTTCTTAAATTTGTGGGAAGCTGCCGACATTGATATTGTAACTGGTTGGAATGTTAATCAGTTTGATATGAGTTATCTTGTAAACCGTATCACAAAAATTCTTGGAGAAAACAATACTAAAAAACTTTCTCCTTGGGGCATCGTAGATAGAATTCAAAAAAACATTCGTGGACAATTGCAGGAACAAGTTAATATACTTGGTATTACCATTGTCGATTATCTTGACTTATATCGAAAGTTTACCTATGTAACAAGAGAAAGTTATCGCCTCGACCACATTGCCTTTGTCGAGTTGGGTGAGAGAAAACTAGATCACTCAGAATTCTCGCACATGCACCTGTTCTATAAAGAGGATTACCAAAAGTTTATTGACTACAACATCAAAGACGTTGAACTTGTTGATAGACTTGACGATAAACTTAAATTGTTAGAGTTGTTAATTACGATTGCATATGAGGCGAGAGTAAACTATGATGAGGTTTTTTCGCCCATTAAAACTTGGGACTCAATTGCGTTTAATCATCTTAAAAAGGGTAATATTGTAATCCCCCCAAAAAGAAATAATAGTAAGACTGCCGCATACGCCGGAGCTTATGTAAAAGAACCAACTGTGGGGATGCATGATTGGATTCTTTCGTTTGACTTGAACAGTCTATATCCGCACCTTATTATGCAGTATAATATTTCGCCTGAAACTTTGGTTGAAACAGACAGAGTAGATACATCTGTTAATGACCTGTTAGAAATGAAAACAAATACTGAAATTATTTCGAGGAGTAACTTGTCACTTACTCCTAATGGTGTTCTATATAATAATGACAAGAAAGGTTTTCTTCCAAAACTTATGCAGAAGATGTATGATGACAGGGTTTTGTACAAGAAGGAAATGTTGAAGACAAAACAAGATAAAATTGATGGTGTTGGTGACCCTAAAGAACTAGACAAAAAGATTGCCGCACTTAACAACAAGCAGATGGCCGCAAAGATTCTTCTCAACTCCGCCTATGGTGCGCTGGGAAATCAATACTTTAGGTATTTCGATATCAGACAGGCGGAGTCTATCACTTTATCTGGACAGTTAGCTATCAGATGGATTGAAAAGAAAGTAAATGAATATGTCAACAAAATTCTACAAAATGAACAGGAAAAGAACTACGTTATTGCAAGCGATACGGATTCGATATACGTCACTCTTGGTGACTTGGTACATAAAGTGTTTAACCAAGGAACTGCATTCAAGGAGAGTGATGATATCATACAAACGGAACGAGTGGTTAACTTCCTTGATAGAGTGGCCCAAGAGAAAATTGAACCTTTTATTGATCGTAGTTATCAAGAACTTGCTTTGTATATGAATGCATATGAACAGAAGATGTTCATGAAAAGAGAAGTGATTGCATCAAAAGGATTATGGACTGCAAAGAAACGATACATTCTGAATGTTCATGACAGTGAGGGTGTTCGATATAAAGAACCAGACTTAAAAATCATGGGGATTGAGGCGGTTCGATCATCCACCCCCGCTGCATGTAGGGACAAGTTAAAACAATCCTTTAAGGTTATTATGGGTGGTGATAATGATGAACTTATTCAGTTTATCGACACTTTTAGAGAAGACTTTAAAACCTTTCCTGTAGATGAGGTTGCATTTCCTAGAAGTGTCAACGGATTACGAAAGTATTTCGATTCTGCAAAACTATACAAGAAGGGAACGCCCATCCATGTAAAGGGAGTAATGCACTACAATCAGCTAGTCAAGAAACATAAATTGGATATGACTTATCCAGTTATCAAAGAGGGCGAAAAGATTAAGTTCGCTTATCTAAAAGAACCCAATCCAATTGGAAACAATACAATTGCAATTCAAAATGTTCTACCAGAAGAATTTGATTTGCTAAGATTTATAGATTATAACAAACAATTCGAAAAGTCCTTCCTCGATCCAATTAAAACCATCACTGATGCTATTGGATGGAAGGTTGAAAAAATATTCACAATAGACGATTTTTTTTAATAGGAGAATAATATGTCTGGACTAATGAGTAAATTGAGAAAGAATACTTCTTTCAAAGACGGAAGAGTTAATACTCTTTCCGAATCTCCATTTCTACACGAAAAGGATGATATTCCTACAAACATTCCTGCAGTGAATGTTGCATTTTCTGGTTCGTTGGATAAAGGATATACATCTGGGTTGACTATGTTTGCAGGCCCTAGTAAACACTTCAAGACTGCATTTGGTTTGATTATGATGAAGGCATATCTTGACAAGTATCCAGAAGGTGTTGCACTTTTTTATGATAGTGAATTTGGTACACCACAAAATTATTTTGATGTGTTCGAGATCGATACATCAAGAGTTGTACATATTCCAGTTACTGATTTGGAAGAATTAAAATTTGATATAGTTTCGCAGTTAAAAGAAATCGAAACAGAAGACAAACTTTTTATCATGGTTGATTCTGTAGGAAACCTTGCGTCCAAAAAAGAAGTAGAAGATGCGGAGAATCAAAAATCTACCGCCGATATGACTAGAGCAAAGCAGTTCAAATCTTTATTCAGAATGATTACTCCCCATCTTACGATGAAGGATATTCCAATGGTTGCAATCAATCATACATACGATTCTCAGGGGCTATATCCTACCAAAGTAGTCTCTGGTGGTACTGGAATGTATTATAGCGCAGATACTATTTGGATTATAGGTAGACAACAAGATAAAGTTGGTGCAGAAATTCAAGGTTATCACTTTGTAATTAATGTAGAGAAATCTAGATTTGTTAAAGAGAAATCTAAAATACCAATTTCAGTTTCTTGGGAAAAAGGTGTAGATAAATTCTCAGGTCTTCTTGACATGGCACTAGATTATGGTGTAATATCTAGATCTGGTGGATGGTATCAAATGGTTGATCCAGAAACTGGTGCGGTTGATGATAAGAAGTTTCGTGAAAAAGAAACCCATACCCCTGAGTTTTGGAAAGACTTGTTGACGGATTCTAAATTCAATGACTTCTTGAAAAAGAAATATAGAGTTGGTAATTAGATGAAAATCTTTGCTTCTAAACATGTATATAAACAAAGACTTAATACTTGTAGAGGGTGCGAACACTTTCAAGGTTTGGCCCTCGTATGTAAAAAGTGTGGATGTTTTATGCCTGCAAAAGCAAAGATTGCAAATCTAAGATGTCCTGTAGATAAGTGGAAAGAAGTTTATGGTACTGAAGATAGAGAACCCGAAACAATTACTTTGATCGATCAAAAAAAAACTTTAACTAAAGAAGAAAAGATTATAGAACTACATAATAGAGCGAAGACCTTAGAGTCTGAAGCAAAAAAACTTTATGATGAAGCGGATAAATTGAATGGAATTAAGTGAAAGTATAATTCTAAGTGCATTATATTCTAATGAAGATTATGTGCGAAGAACATTACCATACCTAGAAAAAGATTATTTTACTAGTGAACCAAATAAAGTTATATTTGAGTTGATTCGTAGTCATGTTGAAACGTACAATACTACACCAACCAAAGATTCTTTAATGATATCATTAGATGATGTTAGTTTGAGTGAAAATAATTTTAAAGAGTCACATGCTCTTATTGAGTCATTAAAAGAAACGGATGAGAAACAAACAGACTGGCAAGTAGACCATACTGAAAGGTGGTGTCAAGAACGTGCATTATATAATGCAGTTATGAAATCTATCAGTATATTGAATGACCATGAAGATCAGAAGGGTGATTTACCAAAACTACTACAGGATGCACTTGCTGTATCATTTGATACACATATTGGACATGATTTTGTTGATGATTTTGAAACTAGATTTGAGTTTTATAATAGAGTAGAAGAAAAGGTACCTTTTCACTTGGAATTATTCAACGAAATTACCAAAGGTGGACTATCGAACAAAACATTAAATGTTGCTCTTGCTGGTACAGGTGTTGGTAAATCTTTGTTTATGTGTGACCTTGCAGCAAACCATTATATGATGGGAAAAAATGTTTTATACATTACATTAGAAATGTCTGAAGAAAAAATTGCAGAAAGAATTGATGCTAACTTGCTTAACATTTCTATTGCGGATGTTGCAAGTACTTCGAAATCTTCATTTGAGAAGAAAATAGAAAAGATTAAAAACAAAACCACTGGTAAGTTGATTATCAAAGAGTATCCAACTGCAGTTGCAAATGCAAATCACTTTAGACATTTGTTGAATGAATTGCATCTAAAAAGGAACTTTATCCCTGATGTTATATTCATTGATTATTTGAATATTTGTAGTTCTGCGAGAATTCGATATGGTGCTGGTATAAATTCTTATACACTTGTAAAATCAATTGCAGAAGAACTGAGAGGACTTGCAGTTGAGAATAATGTCCCAATCATCAGTGCAACTCAGACCACTCGTTCTGGCTACTCAAATACAGATGTTGACTTAACAGATACTTCAGAGTCTTTTGGACTTCCTGCGACTGCAGACTTGATGTTTGCGTTGATATCTACTGAAGAGTTGGAAGACATGAATCAGATTTTGGTTAAACAATTGAAGAATAGATATAATGACATTAATAATCATAAACGCTTTGTTGTCGGAATCGATAGGGCAAAGATGCGACTGTACGATGCAGAAAATTCTGCACAAAATGATATCGTAGAAGAAGTGAGTACATCATCCTATAAGAATTTACAAAACGAAGGAAAGAA